GGCGTTAGATTCGGAGAATCCGGTAATACGCTGGAAGCCGCTAACGGCGTGGCTTGCAGTGCTATTCAGAAAACAACCATAGGCGAGGATTCAAAGCCTGAGGAAAGCATTGAGCCTTGGCTTTAATAGGTCTTGGATTGAACTAAAGGCTTGCTCAATAAGCAGGTTGAAAGCAGTGAAGTAGGGGGCTTATGAATTGATATGCGTTTATTTCAAAGCTTCAGGTTGCGTTGTATCGGGCCGCGGGTTGGTGTTTTTTTTGGGTTAATGGTGCGCTCAGTTGAGCTTTAAGTCGTAGCAAGGTCTACACGAAGCTGCAGTGTGGAGTGTTTGGTTCAAAGTGGCTGGGCTGTCTCGGCGATGAGAAATTTACCCCGCCTGGGGCGGGAAAAATACACAGGGGATTTAAAGCATGATGATTCGTAAACCTGCAGGCCGGCCTTTAGGCGATACCGAATACCTACTGGAGCAGTGGGGGTGGTGGCGGATGGACGGGGCCGGCGTTCCCAGTTACACCTCACCGACTTTTGCGCTCATGCGTCAAGCAAACCCACAGGCTTCCACTAGTAAGAACTATTGCATCACTGATGATTGGGCAATCGCCATAGATATTGCTGTAGCCCAGTTGGCATGTCGAGATCAACAAATGGGCGAAATTATCTGGCTCTATTACGGAGCAAAATGGCCTATGTTACGAGTTGGTAAGCATTACGGAATGAGTGAAGGTAAGGTGAGGGAGTTGGCCAGAGCTAGTACTGCATGGATTGATTGCGCTATTAGCAAGGTGCGCGATGCTGCCTAGATAGATTTGTCAGGTTTTTTATCTATAAACAGTTCAGTCAGGGTGTCTCAATCATCAGCTAGCATTAGAAGTGTTAGCTGATTGAGAACATAACCAATAGAGTTGAGTTTTGGTTGATGTGTTATTTTTGAGGCGTTTGGTCGCTAGGGATTCACCGAGCAAGTCGTAATTAGGCAGTCAGCCTCCAGTAAATTCGCGGGCTCCAGCGGGGCATTCGCGCGAAAAAAAAACTCGTTCGGAGTATCTCTTAAGGCACAAAATTTGTGTTTTGTGGTGGGGGTGAGCCTTCTGGGTCGAGAACTGGACAGTTGAAAGACTACATGGGGCCGAGATTGCCGAGCTTGTTTTAAGGGGAATGGCTCGTTATGATCAGAATCATACGCAAAAATAGAGTTATAATTGATTGTGAATTGGATGTTTTAGATCTGGTTGTTGGATGCGGCTTTGTTGTATGGGTTTTATTTTTGATATGGGTGGTACTTTGAATAAGAAGCTATTGATGTTAGTTGTTGTTTTTGCATTTTGCCTTATTGCTGTGCTGATCTTTATGTATATTAATAACTTTGGTGTTATTCGATCGGATTTGCAAGCAGACTGGGGTGCATTTGGGGATTATTTTGGAGGTATATTAAACCCTGTGTTTGGTTTGTGTGCGTTCCTAGGTGTTCTTTGGTCTCTGGATATCCAGATCAAGCAGCTCAAACAGATATCGCTTGATAAGCAGGGGGAGGAGTTGCTTGTTGTGATAAAGGATATTGATGCGCGGATTGGTGAACTTATGAATGTGGAAGTTGGCAAAACATCTGGGGAATCCTTATTTATACATCATATGGTGGCGGAATGTGATCGTGGGGCTGGAGTGCTAGGTAGTTCGGATGCATATACTATGTTTGTTGATATTGCGAGGCAGTCAGGTTCTATTTTAGAGGCCCCTGCGAGAGAGTTAAAAAATAAAATTATTACATTGCATCGATTTCTTCTTCTATATCCTCAAGGTCAAAAGGGTGGCAATGCTCCAGTTGTAGAATATTATATAGATAAGATTAGTGGTTTGGTTAAAATGCTTGACGAAGTCGGGGGGGTTCCCTCTGAGGTATCAGATTTCTTTGTAAATTCTAGATCGAGACGATAGTACAAAGCATCTGGTTGATTCTGAATTTGCTCGAGTGTCTGCTGTAGTGGGTAGAGGTAGGCACAGAGGCAGTTCTTTGAGGATCCTCCGAACAAGTCGTAACCAGGCAGTCTGCCTCCTGTAAGTTCGCGGACTCCAGTGAGGCGCTCATGCGAATAACAGACTTGTCCGAAGGTTCCCTAGGTCATAGCGCTATACCACTGAGGCAGGGAAAATTGAAATGGCTACTCGTCATAAAAAAAAGCTAGAAAATTATCTTGGTAAATACTCAGTAAATAACAGTTCGGTTGTTGGAAAGCTGAAGTTGCGAGGGGCGAGTACTGTATTGCGTCTTTATTCTGGTGGCGAGGTATTGCCGTTTCAATATGCAGATGCACAGATTATTCGGGGTTGTGCGTATAGTAGCGAGTGTTTGACTCTAGTTGATTGTTGCTTTCATGGTGAAGGTCGAAATGTCAGAGAGGATGGGTCGGAGACTTCATGGCTGGATACTTTCCCGCATTACGTTGTAGTTGGAGGTTCTTTCATCGACCCCGATGAGTGTGAGATAAATTCTATACGATTTACTGTAACTGATGCTGGAGTTTTATTTAACGACTCTCAGGCGTTTGGGCATGTTATAGATTCTAAATCTGTGATTGATGCTGTGCTTGAGGGGGCTAGAGGATACAGGGAGGTTGAAGCGGGCGAGCACCCTTATGTTTTCTACTATACGGGGAAGCAAGAAATTGTTGAGGTTGTGACTGATCTTGGTCGGGTATCAGTCACTCATCGTCCTAATTTTAGCCCTGGCACGACTGCTGGTATATCGGTTGAAAACCGTATCGTTGTATCTATTGAGCCTTTAAAGCCTATTGCTTTTGATGACGCTGTCGAGCGGATGTATACCGTGGCTACCTTTTTTTCAGTTGCGGCAGGACGAGCTCAAGGCATAGATAATATCGAAATTCTTGTAACTACGGGCGTCGTTAAAAAAACGCGAGCTTTAGCGGTTCATCCAAGCTTTCAATGGAAGGTAAAAGGTAAGGATGAGGGTTTTAAACCTCATGTAGGTGATCTGCCGCTGGACCCAGTCAGTCGTCCATCAGAGTTTGGTAAGGTTCTTTCCAATTGGGTATCTCGCCATGCGGGATGGCGGACAGCCCGTTCACGCTATTTGGAATGCATAAGGAGGGCTAATAAATTCGGTGTCGATCGATTGGTTGCTGCTGCGAACATGTTTGATATTCTTCCTTTGGACGTGGATTCAGCAGGTTCTGCAGTTAGTTCGGAGTTGTCGGCAGCAGTGGCGGAAACGAAGAGTCTTTTTCGAAAGCTTCCTAAAAGTGCAGAAAGAAATAGTGTTCTTGATGCGTTGGGGCGATTGGGGAAGCCTTCTCTCCCAAAGAAAGTGCATGCACGTGTAAAGATTATAGATGATCAGTTAGCCTGGGCTTTTCCAGACTTGCATATGGCGGCAATAGTGGCGATTAAGTATCGTAATTATTTTGTTCATGGTAGTTCCAGTGATTTAGATATTGAAAAGCTAGAGCCATTTTTGCCATTTTTAACTAATTTGCTTGAGTTTATATTTTCGGTTTCTGATTTTATCGAGGCAGGGTGGGATGCTCTATCGTGGAGTAAGTCGGACTTTGGATCGGGCCATAGTTTTAGTAGGTTTCGACGCGAGTACCTTCCAGCTTTGAGTGAGCTAAAAGTTGCTATAGCTAAAGACAAGGGCGAAGAATGACTTTTCCGCGCGGAATAGATCTGTTTTCATAGCAGCGTGAATTGCTGTGAACGCAGCGAGACGCTTCCAAAACCCGGCCGCTGAGCCGGGTTTTTTGTTCCCTATCTATAAGCCTTGGCATTTGCCGGGGCTTTTTCATTTTCGGCCCCATGCCAGTCTCTTTGCTCCAGGCGGATGACTGAGTCATGGAGGCCGGATTTATTGAGGACCGCAGATGAACACTGAGCAGCAGGCTCTCGCCGATGTGCCCCTATGGCTATTGGTTTTGTTGAGCATGGCCGGTTTGTCCGGGGAAATGTTGCGAGCTTCAGGCACCGACCTGGGGCTTCGGCAGATTCTGCAACGTGTAGCTCTGCGCTTTCTTGCATCAGGTCTGCTAGGCATGGCAACGCTGCTGCTCGCGTTGGCGGTCTGGAGCAATCTGTACCTGGCCGCAGGCTTGGGCATTGTCATTGCGGTGATTGGTGCCGATGTGGCGGGCGGTCTCTATACCCAGTTCTTGGCGAAGAAAGCCGGAATCGACTCTCGTAACTCATAGTGGGAAGGCGGCCAAATGTTCAAGCTTGATATTGACGTTGATGATGGCCCGCTGAGCAAGTCGGCGATGGAGCTGCAGCGCCGTCACATTCCCTTTGTGTTGCTCAAAACTGCGACAAATTTGGCCCAGTTGGTCAAAAAGGGCGAGCTTTCGGTGATGCGCAAGCGCCTCGACCGGCCCACCCCGACCACGCTCAATAGCCTGTTTGTAAGGCCTGCCACTAAGGGCAAGCCGGCGCAGGTCTGGTTCAAGGACTCCTGGACCACTGGGATACCGGCGGACGCATACCTGCAGCAAGCGGTCTTTGGGGGTGTGCGGCCACATAAACGATTTGAGAAAGCGTTGATAGCCCGGGGGATTATGAAGTCAGGCCAGTACGCGCTGCCCTCAGTGTCTTTCCTCAATCAATACGGCAACGTGTCCCGGGGGCTGATGACCAAGGTGCTGTCAGGCATGGGCGCTGCCGAAACCAGTAGCGGTTTCAAGGCGAACGCCACAGGCAGCAAGCGCAGTATGGCCAAGGGTAACAGGCGCTACTTTGGCGGTGTTGTAGGTGATGAGTCGGGGGTGTGGGAGCGCATGAATACGAAGTGGGGTGCAGCAGTCCGCCCTGTGTTCATCTTCAGTGATAGCGCGCCTGTGTATCGGACCATTTTCCCGTTCTTCAAGATCGCTGAGAACATTGTTACGGCCCATAAAGATCGGGTCTTTGCTGATGCGCTGGACTTTGCCATGTCTACTGCACTCCCTCGCTGAAGATTGTCGCTAAATGTAGCGATAATCATCGAAAATCATTAAAAAAGTGCAATAAATACATAAAACCGCTTGTTTTTGTCTTTTTTGTGTGTTTTTTGCATATTTTTGTTGATTTTTTAATTTTCCCCTCTTTTTTTTTGGAAAAGGTACTCCTGAGGGGGTGGGGGGATGGGGGTAATTCGGGCCCCGCTCTTACGCTATGTACGAGAATTTTCAGAGGTTGGTTGTTGTTTCGTTATGGCCAATACATCAATCGCACGACAGCCGTTCTGGCTGAACAAAAAACGCATGGCCGAAAGCCTCGGCATTTCTGTTCAAGCCTTCGATAAATGGGGCGTTGAGGCTGTTGCGAAAGTCGGACGCGAGTCGTTCTACGACGTCCGTTCCATTCTCGATAACCGGCTCAAGCACCAGGGCGTGAAACACCAACCTGCCGGCCCCGATGGCGAAACCATCGATCCGTTCATTGAGTACCGCTTGTTGCAAGAGCGTTTGCGTCTGACTGCCGGTCAAGCGACAGCCCAGGAGCGCAAAAACCTTGTCACTGAAAAAGAGTTGGTCCCGGTCGATTTCATGGTGTTTGCCCTTGGCCGTCTGGCCGCCATGTTGGGCTCCACCCTGGACACCATTCCCAAGAGTTTGAAGCGCAAGCACCCCGACATTGCCATTCGGCATTTGGAGGCGCTAGAGCGCGAAATTGCCGTTACCCGTAACGAGGCTGCTGGGTTGTCCGAAGCCATACCGGAGATTTTGGATGACTACATCGCCACCCTGGATGAGGGCGCTGGCTGAGGCCGTTCGACGGGGACTCAATGCACTGTACAAAGAGCCACCACTGACGGCGGTGGAGTGGGCAGACAAGCATTTCTATCTGTCGTCTGAGTCCTCTTACCAGCAAGGCCGCTGGGTGACGGCCGCGTTTCAGGTGGCGATCCTCAACGCGATGGGCAATGACCTGATTCGGGTGTTCAACCTGCACAAGTCGGCCCGCGTGGGTTACACCAAGATGCTGATGGCCAACATCGGCTACAAGATTCAGCACAAAAAACGCAACGTGCTCAGCTACTGCCCGACCGATCCCGACGCGGACGAGCTGATGAAACGGCACGTCGACACGATGATCCGCGACGTTCCGGTGCTGCTGGCCCTGGCACCTTGGTTCGGCCGAAAGCACAGCGACAATACTCAAGACGCCAAGCGCTTCGATAACCAGAAGATGCTGTGGTGCCTTGGCGGCAAGGCCGCACGCAACTACCGGGAGAAAAGCCCGGACGAGGTGATCTACGACGAGCTGTCGAAGTTCGACCACGACATAGAGGGGGAGGGCTCGCCCACCTCTTTGGGGGACAAGCGTCTTGAGGGTGCGACCTACAAGAAATCCATACGCGGCTCAACGCTGGGTATCGCCGGCCAATGCCAGATCAGCCGGGCGGCCGAGAAGTCGCCGCACTACTTGCGGCTCCATATCAAACCGCCGTGCTGTGAAGGTGAACAGCACCTGAAGTGGGGCGGCAAGGACGAACCTTACGGGCTCAAGTGGCGCACCAACGATCTGGGCGAAGTCGAGAACGCTTGGTATCTGTGCGAGCACTGTCAGGGCGGTACTTTTGAATATCACGAAATGGTCGAGGCGGCCCAGTTCGGGCGTTACATCTGCGAGCGCACCGGCATCTGGACGCGCAACGGCATGGAGTGGTTCGGCGCAGATGATCAGCCGATCCCCACGCCGCGCTCGGTCACGTTTCATATCTGGACGATTTATTCGACGTTCACCACTTGGGTGGATATTGCGGCCGAGCGGATCGAGGTCGGCAAGGACTTGGGCAAGCTCAAGACCTTTGTAAACACGACGCTGGGCGAAGTCTGGGAAGAAGACCAGACGGAAAAGGTCGACTGGGAGCAGTTGCGCGACCGTCGCGAGAACTACGGCGCACAAGTGCCGGGCCGCGCCGTGGCGCTGTTCGGTTCCATCGACACGCAGGACGACCGTTACGAGGGCCGTGTCTGGGCGTTCGGCGCCGGTGAGGAAAGTTGGCTGGTTTACCGATTCATTCTGTACGGCGACCCGGCCAGTCAGGTGCTGCGCAAAAAGGTGGGCGTGGAGCTGCACCGCCAGTTCACCCGGGCCGATGGTCAGGTGATGGGTGTCGAACGATGGTGCTGGGACTCCGGCGGCCACTACTCGGACGAGGTGCGGCTGGAAAGCCGCAAGCATGGCGTGCATTGGGTCATTCCGATTTTCGGTGCAAGCGTCTACGGCAAGCCCATTGCCAACTTCCCGCGCAAGAAAGAAAAGAAGAGCAAGACCTACCTCACCGAGGTGGGCACCGACAACGCCAAAGAGATTATTTACAACCGTCTCAAAATCCAGCCAGACGGCGATCAGCCGGTACCTGGCTGCGTGCATTTCCCTGCCGACGACAACATCTGCGATGAGGCCGAGCTGAAACAGCTCACCTCGGAGAGCAAAAAGTGGGTCGTGGTCAGGGGGCGCCGGGTGTTCCGCTGGGATGCCAGCAAGCGGCGCAACGAGGCGCTGGACTGTTACGTGTACGCCGTCGCGGCGCTGCGGATCAGTCAGCAGCGTTTTGGTCTGGATCTGGACGAGCTTTCAAGGGGGCTGCCTCAAGTCATTGAGCGGCCACAAGCCGAGCCGCTGGACGAGCCGGCCGAACTATCCGCCCCGGCCCCCGAGCCGGAACCGGCGGCCCACCAACCCCCAGCTGAGCCGGCATCTGTTGGCGGCTGGGTCGACACAGGACAAGGCGCATGGCTGTAGACCCGCAAACCATGATTGACCGCTATCTGGAGGCCGAGCTGGCCGTGCTGGACGGCAAGGAAATCACTTTCAACGGCCGCAAGCAGGTGATGGCCGACTTGCCCCAGATCCGTGCGGGCCGACTTGAGTGGGAGCGCCGTCTGGCCTCGCAGCAAAGAGCACTTGCAGGGGGCCGCCCGGGGTATTCCCTCGCGGTGTTTGAGTGAGTCGTATGAACCTGCTCGACCGTATGTTGGCTCCGGTATTCCCGGGTGCCGTGGCCGAGCGCTTGCGGGCCCGCAATGTGATACAGGCGTTTGAGGCGTCGGAGATTACCCGCACGCACAAGGCCAAAAAGCAGTCGCGTAGCGCTGACAAGTCGCTGCAGAAGTCGGCCGTGTCCCTGCGTGAGCAGTGCCGCAAGCTGGACGAGGATCACGACATTGTCACCGGCCTGTTTGACCGGCTGGAAGAGCGGGTGGTGGGCGGCACGGGTATCTCGGTCGAGCCGATCCCGCTCACTTACGCCGGTGACGTTGATCTGGAGTTTGCCGCCGCGATCAAGGCGCAGTGGTCTGAGTGGTCGTTGTCGCCTGAGACCTCCGGGGAGTTGTCGCGGCCGCAGATGGAACGCCTGATGTGTCGTACCTGGCTGCGCGACGGTGAGGGGCTGGCTCAGATGCTGATTGGCCGTGTGGCCAATTATGACCATCTGCATGACGTGCCGTTTGCCCTGGAGCTGCTGGAACCGGACTACCTGCCGTGGAGTTACACGGACTTGGCCAAGGGTATTTCCCAAGGCATTGAGCGTAACGGTTGGCGACGGGTAAAGGCCTATCACCTGCTTAAGCAGCACCCGGGCGATGGCCTGGGTTATGGCATGACCCTCGACACCAAGAGCGTCCCGGCCGATCGCATGATCCATATCGCGCACCGCAAACGGATTGGTCAGAACCGTGGCCAGCCCCTGCTGCATGCCGTGATTATCCGGCTGGCAGATATCAAGGACTACGAGGAAAGCGAGCGGGTGGCCGCACGGATCAGCGCGGCACTGGCGATGTACATCAAGAAGGGCACGCCGGACGACTTTGTGCCCAGCCAGACCAAGGCGCCCGAGCGGACTTTTCCGCTGGCCCCCGGGGTCGTGGTCGACACCCTGTTGCCGGGTGAAGACGTGGGCATGATCGAAAGCAACCGACCCAACCCGTTTCTTGAGGGGTTCCGCAATGGCCAGCTCAAGGCGGTGGCAGCGGGCACCCGGGGCACTTACTCCAGCGTGGCCCGCAGCTATGACGGCACCTACTCGGCGCAACGCCAGGAGCTGGTGGAAGGGCAGTTGGGTTATGACCTGCTGCAGCACGAATTTATCGACTACTGGTGCCGGCCGGTGTTCCGGGCGTGGTTGCGCATTGCGATCGCCAGCGGGGTGCTGGTGGTGCCCAAGACCGTCGACCCCAGCACGATTTATGGCGCGATCTATCAGGGGCCAGTCATGCCCTGGATCAACCCGGTGCACGAGGCTAACGCTTGGAAAATCCTTGTTGAGGCGGGCTTTGCCGATGAGGCCGAAGTGGCTCGGGCGCGTCAGCGCAACCCGCAGGAATTGAAGCGCACCCGCAAGGCAGAGATTGAAACCAACCGGGAGCAGGGGCTGGTGTTCAGCTCCGATGCCTACCACCTGTACTACGGGAAAAACAAAGCGAATGAAGCGGAAAAAAAACCGGATGACGATGACCCCGAGGGGGTCAACAAGTAGCACGGGGGAGACCTGGTACACGATGCGCGCCAAGGCCCGGGGCGTCGTGGACTTGATGCTTTACGGCGATATTGGTGCCTGGGGCATCACGGCCAACCAGTTTGCCCGCGACTTGAAAGCCCTCGGTGACGTGTCACAGATCAACCTGCATATCCACTCGCCCGGCGGTGACGTGTTTGAAGGCATGGCCATGTACAACCTGCTCAAGGCGCATCCGGCGCGGATCGAGGGGTTTGTGGACGGTCTGGCCGCGTCGATGGGCAGCGTGATCCTGATGGCCTGCGACACGATCAGCATGCCCGAAAACGCCATGATCATGGTTCACAAGCCGTGGGGAATTCAGGGTGGCGACGCGGACGACCTGCGCCGTTATGCCGAGC